GAATGCCAGAAAAATTGGCACACAAGATTTATTCTGGTAAAGATAAAGATACTGATTGCCCTATTATTATTTCTACCTGGCAGTCAATTTATAAACTTCCAAAAGTTTGGTTTAAGCAATTTGGCATGGTGCTTGGAGATGAGTGTCATGGATTTAAATCTAAATCACTCATGTCAATTATGAATAAATGTGCAGAAGCAGAATATAGATTTGGAACGACAGGAACATTAGATGGAACTCAAACACATGAGCTGGTCTTACAAGGACTCTTCGGCAGAACTTATAAAGTCACCACTACAAAAGAACTACAAGATGACGATCACTTGGCACAATTATATATCAAGCGACTTATTTTGGATTACAGCGAAAAGGAAAGACAAGACTTTGGTCAGCGAACGTACATGGATGAGATCGATTATATTGTCTCAAAACAACAGCGAAACAAATTCATATCTAATCTGGCCTTAGATCTAAAGGGCAATACTCTTGTGCTCTATAACTATGTAGAAAAACATGGCAAGCCACTCTTTAATATGATCGAAGAAAAATCAGAAAAAGAAAGAAAAGTTTTCTTTGTTTCCGGAGGAACAGCTACTTCTGACAGAGAAGCTATTCGTAAAATTGTGGAGAAACAAAAAGATGCTATCATTGTTGCTAGCCTTGGGACCTTTTCTACTGGCATTAATATTCGTAATCTTCATAACATTGTATTTGCGTCACCTTCTAAATCTCAAATAAGAGTACTGCAATCGATTGGTAGAGGATTAAGAAAATCAGAAGATGGCACAGATACTAATTTATATGACATTATAGATAATATTAGTTGGAAAAATAGAAAGAACTTTGCTTTGATTCATGGAAATGAAAGATTAAAAATCTATGACAAAGAACAATTTGAACATAAATCTTACAGGGTAGATCTGGCATGAGTAGTATTAGGCAGTTTAAATTGACAAATGACGATGAGATTATATGCGAAGTACTTCAGTTTAATGATGAAGAAAATGATGCTATAATTATTCGCGGTGCTCTTCGCATTGTCAACGTTGAAGATTTTTCACGTGGTGTAAGATTTTATGCTTTTAGACCGTGGATGGGATTTAGTGATGATCCAGAATTGCTTCAAACTCTTAATGCTGTACATATTATTTGTGAAGCCAATCCGTCAAAAGATTTACTTACATACTATGCTAATACTTTAGCGAAGCTTAAACACGATGAAGCTAAAAAGCACATGCCTCTTGATGAAATTGCTAAACATTCCGAAGAAATGGATGAAGAAGAATTTGAAGCTTTCCTTGACGATTACATTCAAAAGCAAAACGTTGAAGTAGATTCAGCTTCACCTAATATCATTAAATTCAAACCAAAAGGTACATTTCATTAATGGCTTTTTTAGTACATCCATTACCACCCATTCCAGTCTATGTAAGAAAAGAATATCTTTATGATTTAGAAAAAGGTCATGGCGAATACACGCCTGGCATCTGGATCGCAGTCAAATCAGTACAATATAAAGCGCTTTATTTCGAAACGTTATTAACAGAATACGGAGCATTATATGACAAACTTCCACTCTCTGCTTTTACTTGGAAAACAGATATTGATATGGACAATCTGCATGAGCTTGATGTTCTTCAGCTTTGGGATTGTTTCGACTATCATCTCACAGTTGTCGAAAAACCTCTTCTAAGTCGGTGTGAGTTTTTCGGAAAAGACAAGAAGATGCACGCGGGTGAATACATGTTTACAATTGATAACGCACATCCGGATAATTCTGTGCTTGATATTAATTTTAGTGAACATGATCCGGAGCATAAAAGCTTTAATGTAATAAAATTGGATAATGGACAATTTGCAGCTCAACCTAATAATAGAGTTGTTTTTAGAGATTCGAGCTTGACGCCCGATAAATTAAAAATGCCAGATTTCAAAGTATGCACTCAAAACTATGCTGTTGAAACAGAACCTAAATGGTCTGTTGGACATACTGATGAGTGGCAATACAAGACTGAGGATGGACGGTAATATCCGCTCCCCAAAAAACCTTGATTTATTATACCATATCTGGCACAGGTGTACACTACTTTTTTTCGCACTAAAAACAAAATTAAAGTATGTACAAACTGATTAGATAGTTGTATAATATACATAATGAAAGGATTCGATATGGCTCGACAAAAAAGAAAAAGCATTCACTATGTTAATAATGCTGATTTTTCTCAAGCTGTGGTAGAGTACGTTGAAAGAGTAAATGTTGCTAAAGCAAAAAATAAACCTCTTCCTGTCGTAACTGATTATATTGCTCAATGCTTTTTAAGAATCGCCGAAGGTTTGTCACACAAATCTAACTTTATTCGCTATACATATCGCGAAGAGATGGTAATGGATGCGGTTGAGAATTGCTTAAAAGCTATTGGAAACTATGATCTAGAAGCTGCGACAAGAACAGGGAAACCAAATGCTTTTGCTTACTTCACGCAAATTACGTGGTATGCCTTTCTTCGGAGAATAGCTAAAGAGAAAAAACAGCAAGATGTAAAACTTAAATATCTTACGCAATCCGGCATCGAAAACTTTGTTGATCTAGAACTAGGTGATGAAATGAGTCAACAAGTTGTTGGTGCTTTTGTTGATAATCTTAGAGATAGAATTGATAAAGTGAAACAACAAGACACTGTGATTAATGACTACGCTAAACAAGAAAAACGTAAGAAAAGAACAATCACAGCTGATTCAGACTTAAGTGAGTTTATGGCATGAAGAAAACGAAAATGTACCGAGTTAAAGTACAAGAAGATGGGGATGATTTAGTTATTGAATTTCCGGAAGAGATCGTAACAGAGCAAGGATGGGTTACTGGCGATACTCTAGAGTGGATTATTCATGATGATTATGTAGTTTTGAGAAAAAAACCAGATGAAAATAGCGGTACTGAATGATACCCACTGTGGTATAAGAAACTCTTCAGAAATCTTTCTTAAGAACTCTGCAGATTTCTATGATAATATATTTTTTCCAGAGTGTGAGAAACGTGGTATTACACAGATCTTACATTTAGGTGATTACTATGATCACCGTAAGTTTGTAAACTTCAAAGCGCTCAATCATAATCGTAAACATTTTTTGAATGAGTTACGTAAACGTGGTATGCATATGGATATTATTCCTGGCAATCACGATACGTATTATAAGAACACCAATGATCTAAACTCATTGAAGGAATGTCTAGGCCACTATATGAATGAGATCCATATTATTATGGAACCGACTGTGATGGAGTACGGCTCATTAAAAATTGCTCTTGTCCCTTGGATTTGTGCTGATAATTATGAGCAATCAATTGCATTTATCAATGATTGTAAAGCAGATTGGTGCGGCGCTCATCTTGAGCTCGGTGGATTTGAAATGATGAGAGGCGTTGAATCTCATGGTGGCATGAATCACAAACTTTTTGAGAAGTTCGAACTTGTTTTGACCGGTCATTTTCATTGCGCTTCTCGTAAAGATAACGTTTGGTATCTTGGTAGCCAAATGGAGTTTTTCTGGTCAGACGCTGGAGATCCTAAGTTCTTCCATGTGATTGATACTGAGACTAGAGAAATTGAAAAAATTCGTAATCCGCACACTTTGTTTGAAAAAATTGTTTACAATGACGACAAAATGGATTATAATAACTATGATGTAAGTAACCTAGATAAGAAATTTGTCAAGGTTGTGGTTGTGAATAAATCTGATACATTTGTCTTTGACAGATTTATTGATCGTATTCAGAATCAAGACATCTATGAGTTGAAGATCGCCGAGAACTTCCAGGAGTTTATCGGTGAGAATGTAGATGACGAAGGCTTAGATGTCGAAGACACCTCTCAACTCGTAGATGATTACATTGACGGAGTCGATACTGACTTGGATAAATCTCGTATAAAGGTGAATATGCGGGAACTAATGACAGAAGCACAGGCTTTAGAAATAGCATGATTTTATTTAAGAAAGTACGATGGAAGAATTTTCTCTCAACTGGAAATTCTTTTACAGAAATCGATCTCAATACTACAAAGTCAACTCTTATTGTTGGACAAAACGGTGCTGGCAAATCCACGATGTTGGATGCCATTTCATTTGCTCTGTTTGGCAAGCCACATCGTAATATCAATAAGCCGCAGCTGATTAATTCAATTAATCAGAAGCAATGTGTTGTTGAGGTCGAGTTTAGCATAGGAAGTTCTGACTTTAGAATTGTACGTGGCATCAAACCAGGAATCTTTGAGATCTGGAAAAATGGCACCATGATTAATCAGTCTTCTCATGCTAAAGAATACCAGAAGATCCTTGAGCAAAATATCCTCAAACTAAATCATAAGTCTTTTCACCAAGTAATTGTATTGGGTTCCTCCTCTTTTATCCCATTTATGCAACTTGCTTCAGGACATAGGCGAGAGGTTATTGAGGATCTTCTGGATATTAATGTTTTCTCAAAGATGAATCAGCTTCTTCGAGATAAACAGAGTGTACTAAAAGATAAGCTTAAGGATCTTACTTACAATATTGATCTTATTAAGAATAAAATTGAGACACAGCAAAAATATATTCGAGATGTAAAAGCTCTTACAGATCAAAACATCACGGAAAAAGAAAATAAGATCTCTCAAAATCAAAAAGATATTGATGATTTACAATTAAAGAATAGCGAGCTTTCTTCTAAAATTGAAGGAAAACAAACTGATGTTGAAGATGAACTCAATAAGCTACACGATAAAAGGCAGTCGCTCTTACAGTACTCGGCGCAGTTCAGACAACAAATGGCTACAGTCGCTAAAGAGGCGAAATTTTATGAAGACAATGAATCATGTCCAACCTGCGATCAAGCTATTAGTTCAGAAACAAGAAATGAAAAACTTACCGATGCTAAATCTAAGGCGAAAGAACTTAAAAGCGCCATGGGTAAGCTCACTGAAGAGTCAGATCAGGTTGAACAGTCTATTTCGGCAGCAAATGAATCACTTTCCGAAATACGAGAAAAACAAAGTAGTATACATTCTAACATACAGCAGATCAGTCGGCTCCAAGCCGAGATTGGAAGCCTCAGAGAAGATATTACTGGATCTGCCACTGCCGATTTAAGACAGGCTGAATCTGATCTTAAGTCTTATGATGACGATCGCAATGCTTTACTCGAAGAAAAGTTTAAGCTATCTGATGATATATCATACAACAGCGTTATGGCTGAAATGCTTAAAGACACGGGTATTAAAACAAAAATCATTAAACAGTATTTGCCAGTTATAAATAAGCTCGTTAATCAGCATCTTCAAGTACTCGATTTCTTTGTACATTTTGATTTGGACGAATCTTTCCAAGAAACAATTCGTTCACGCCACAGAGATGCTTTTACATATGATTCGTTTAGTGAGGGTGAAAAGCAAAGAATTGATTTGGCTCTTCTCTTTACATGGCGTCAAGTCGCAAAGATGAAAAACTCTGTAGCGACTAACTTACTTATTCTCGATGAGACATTTGACTCGTCTCTCGATCATGAAGGTGTGGATAATCTATTGAAGATTCTTTATACACTTTCAGATGATACTAATATCTTTGTTATCTCTCATAAAGGTGAGATTCTTGATGGAAAGTTCAATTCTAAAATTGAATTTAAGAAAGAAAAGAATTTTAGTAAAATCGCAGCTTAATGGTTTACAAACGGATCATTAAGTGGTATAATATAATCCATTAATGAAACACGGAGTTA